CTGAAACTGGAGAAGGCGGGCGGCTGTAACCTCACTATCCTCCACGTAATCGATCAGAGCCGCAACCAATGCAATCATATCAGCATCGGTGAAGCCGAACGAAGGCCTGGAGAAAGTGATTGAACAAGAAGCAGTTTGCTTCCTGGTCAAACCGGAATAAGGGTCGGTAGCATTCTTCACTTGTACAAGCTGTACATAGTGACGATCGCCACCGCCCTTCGGCTTGTTGTGGTTGGTGATGACGGTATAACCCGCACCACCAGTGTCCACACGCTCTGACCCATACCCGTCTTGCTTTGTCACTGACAAAGTAAGCCCGGGAGTGGGCGCAGCTGCCGCGATGGTTACTGGATCGATTAGCATAGACGTCTCCTTGTGAAATGATTTTTAAGATCGTACACGGAATGTGTCCGACCTTGAGGAACCAGTACGCTGTGCAAGTAGCGCACCGAGTATTGACTTCTGATAATCCGTCAAAGTTGACGGATCAGAAATCGTTTTCACATCAAGTATCGTCGCTACGTCACTACGAATTTGACATTTGTAGTTAAAGGTGGAGACATGGACGTGTGCACGGAGATCTTCCGTAAGTACGTTGCTTGTCTCGTTCACCTGACGCGCGGTCGATAAAGTGTCCGACTTGAGTGTGGTCTCAAGAACCCCGGTAGTCACTCCGGAGATGAGACCCCAGTTGACTAGATTCTTGTCGTTGTTAATATTATCGATTAACTCGATATAGTTACCAACGCCAGTAAACCAGTCAACCAACCACGTCCACGGTATCAAATTATAGATATCCGTAACACGTGGAATTGCTCCAATTCGATCTAGGAAAACCCTATTTCGAAAGATTGGCCCATCTAGAGGTGGAAAGTCGAACGTCTGATTAACAACCAGACGTACTTCAGTCTCCCTTTTGATACGCGAACTTATAATGACATTTCTGTCAAAGTTCGTTAGGTCATAGTCGAACCCTGAGACGTCCGATTCGCCAGAAACGAAAGTTCGTTTCGAACGAAAAGTTGTTGGCTTACCAGAGCGACTCAGCAAGAAGTTGAACTTCTTGCCTAACTTCTCTGGAAGAGCTAACAAGTCTTGAACATCTTTATAGGTTTGCTTCCATCCGAAATGAAAAGATAAATATTCATTCGGAACGTCCTTCCCCAAACTTTTGAGATCAAAAATCTTCTTTCTCAAACTTGGTTCGAAGGCTAAAGAAGTATACAACTGTCGAAAATCCCCGAGAGTTTTCCTTAATGAGGAAATACTCCCAGGAATATCTTTCAGTTCCACCAGATTACGAAAGAGCGTATAATCCCGAGCGCCAGGGCTTATGCCCTTTAGCATAGGAATCGCCTGCTTCTGCAGTAAACTGCTTAAGTAGTCGAACTCTTTCGTTTTCAAGAGGCTATGAGATGAACTAGACAACCTGCCGCCCTGAGGACTCTGAACAAGGGTATAAATATCCTTACCTCTTCCATCATCCGAGTAACGCCCGCCATGGGCAATACAAGGATCATTTGGAGGTGGGGTAATACCCGTGAAATAGTAATTCAGAGTATCATTCCACGATACATACCTAGCAGGCGAATTAATGTATCCCTTAAACATTTTAAGGGTACCTTGTTTCGATCCTACTAAGCGTGTACGTGAAGTGGTGTCCTCGAGTGTATTAGGAAGCGCTTCCTGTTGGAGTAAATCCGAAGGAAACGTTCCGTAATAGTGCCCATAATCTATCAGGTAGGGAGAATTGCACCCAGATACATAGTAATTAGGTACTGGATGCAAAAACTCTTTCTGCACTGTTACAAGCTGGCGTCTCTGTAAAAGAACAGAAGCCGTCTGCATGTATTTTAGACGATTGGCAACCGTTATTACACCTGGTGCAACCTTAAAAGGACTCGTTGGGTCGATTGCAATAGCAAAAGACTTGAGGAGCTCATAAGGGATGTATTTGTATAATAACGCCTCGATAGGGGAAGCAGTATTAAGAGCTTTTTGGAAACGGTACTCATATAATTTATGAGGATCATAACCTTCTGGAAGACCGCGCGTATCAAAACGTTCGATTCCCAGTTGGTCAACCGTATCCATAAGCAATCTCCTACTGATGTGAAAGGATCGCCCTGAGGTAAATCTCAGGCACAAACGTGCTCCTAAGCACGTGCTCACCC